GCGCCGTGATCCACGCGATGGTGCGCGACACGATTTCCGGAATGCCGATCTCGGCCTTGATCTTGATGCGGCCCGAGGCGATCTTCGAATCGTCGGCGTGACGGCTGAACTCGCCCGACATCTCGACCAAGGCGAACCGCGATCGGCCCGGCTCGTAGTACGCAAACGTGTCCAGCGGGTTCTCGCAGGCGTGAAAGCCGCTATCGCATGCCTGCACCTCGCCGTCGTGCTCGTAGGTCTTGCCGACTTCGTACTGGTAGCCGCGGCACGTCCAGTCGAGGGAGAAGGCTTTGACGGCCTCCACGACTTCGGCCGTGGATTCGGTCTTGGCGCTCATTGCCGGATCTTGTCCCCAGGCTTCAGGGGGGCTCAGGGCCTGGCCTAGTGGCTTCAGCGGGGTGGAGATGCTCCCGAGGCGGTAGTCTGTCGTCATGGGTTCTCTCGGTTGAAAGCCGTTGCCGAGCATGGGCGGTCATTAGGTTGCCGGCGCTTCCCGCCCGTACTCATGCACATCGCGTAAATCTCTGCGGCGGGCCGCGATGCGCTAACCCTGCTCGGCCTGGTCGCCTCGTGGCTCATGCGAGGCTGTCCTTAGAAGCGCCCCCGCTAGTTGGGGCGCGGGTCGAGGTCTCCACCTCGCTTAGCCGCGGCGCGGGTAGCAGCCGCAGACCCGCAAACTGGTCAGCCCGGGCCGTGCTGGACGTCGTGCAGGCGCTGCTTCAGCGCGTAGCCCATGAGCGGCCACACCTGGCGCACGGCGTCGGCGCGGGCGACCTTGCGGCCGATGTCGGCGTCGAAGTTCTCGGGGCTGGCGCAGGCCGACGTGCCGGTGACGGTGAACCCGTTGCGCAGCACGAGCACGCAGATGGTGAGCAAGCGCGTTGCCGGCGGGATCATCGGCAGCATGTTCGGGTCCTGAGCCATTGTTGCCCCGAGCGCGCCCTCGGCTGCGGTGAAATAGCACTCGTCATCGATGTTCGCCTCGATGTCGGCCGGCGTGACGCGCGGCGCGCGGTCGGCGCCGGCGGCCTTGATTTCTTGTTCCATGTCCATGGGTCAGTGCACCTTGTTCAGCAGTTCAAGCAGGCCTTGGTTTCGCACGAAGGCGGTGGCGCCCGGCAGCCGCCTCCAGCATCGCGATGGCGAGCACCTGCGCCGACGTCATCACGGCATCCGGCCCGCCGAGGGGCGCGTCGTGGGAGAACTCCACACGCGCGTCGCCCTCGGGCGTGTCGCACACCGTGATGACAAAGCGGGGCATGTGCTCAGACCAGGTCGGCAGCCGCGTCGGCGCCTTCGCCCAGGTCGGCGAACTCGTCATCGCCGGCCACGCGGCCCGAGCCGGAGAACGCATCGCCGTCGCGCACGAACTGCACGCCCATCAGCGTGGCGAACACACCCTTGCGCTTCGGGTCGCTCATGCCGTACACGTCGATGATTCCGTTCACGTAGCAGCCGCTGTAGGGCCGGCCGTCTTCCTCGGTCAGCAGCACCGTCGGGTTGCGATCGCGCACGGTCGGCCGCGTCTTGTTCTTCGCGGTCACGTACCACAGGCCGGTGTAGCCGTCGTACGGCGTGCCGTCCTTCTTCATGCGCGCATCGCCGTTGCGATAGCACTTCTTCGAAGCCTCGAGCGCTTCCAGCATCGGCGCACCGCGGCCCTTCCACGTCTCGTTCGCGACGGCCAGCAGCACGGCGGGCATGCTGCTGGGCGTCTTCTTGCCGGTGGCGTCGACGGTGTAGACCTTCGTCTCGGGGCCGAGCAGGAAGTCGCATCCGAACTTGGGCGTTTGCCCGTCCTCGATGGCCTTGGCTTTCCACAGCCCGTCGGCGAAGGACAGGCGGGCGTTCTCGATGTGCACTTTCATGGTGGTCCTTTCGGTCAGTGCGGGTTGCGAATCAAATGAGGTCGAGCGCCAGTTCGTCGGGCACCTCGACCTCGGCCGGCTGCTCGCTGGCGGTGGTCAGGTCGGCGAACTCCGCTGCGACGGCTGCCGGGGGCGTGACGGGCACCGGCGGGCGCTTGTCGCTGGCCGGCACGAGCGTGAGCCCGCCCTCGGGCTGGACGATGAGCGCCTGCAGCTTCGGCCACTGGCGCTTGCCGATCGTCTCGGCCTTCGCCAGCTTCTCGGCGGTGGTCGGCGAGATGAGGCTGTAGTCGAACATCTGCTCGTGCTTCAGCCTCATCGACTTGAGCGCGGCTTCCGCCGTCGCGGCGTCGGCCCAGCGCCGCGCGCCGGCGCGGCCGCGCACGAGCTTGTAGCCCGGCACCTCGCGACCCGAGCGCGCCAGTTCCTCGCCGCGCGCCGCGACGGCCTTGCAGAAGTCGGCAATCAGGTCGAGGTGCGGCAGCAGCGCGGCGATCTGGTCGGGCTCGTCGGTGCGCACGGCCGCCGTGTTGCGCTCGATGGCCGGGCCCAGCGCCTGGAAGTCCGACAGCGTGGCGACGACCTCGCGCGGCGTGCCGGTGACCAGGCTGACGACCTGCTCGGTGACCGCCTTGCAGGTCGGCTTGTTGGAGCACCAGCGGCACTGCTTCTCGCCCGGCGTCAGCTTGACCGGCACGGGCAGTTCGCTCGGCGTGGCGAGCATCGCCGCCTCGCGTGCGCGCTCGGCGAAGACCTGCAGGTCCTTCAGCGTGCACGACCATTCGCTGACGTGGCCGATGCGCGGCTGCACGATCATGACGCGGGCCCGCTGGAAGTCGGCGAGCATGCCGAACTGCTCCAGCGCCCCGAGCGCGTACATCATGAGCTGCGGGTTGCCCTGCTCGACTTCGACGACGGGATGATCCTCGTCGCCGTGCAGCACCTCGACCTCGAACGCATCGACCTGCACGCCGCGGCCGAACTTCAGGTCGATGACGATGAGCTCGTCGCCGGCCAGGATGACCGCGTCGCCGGTGCCCTCGGCGCCTTCCTCGCCGGTGATGTGGCCGATGGGCAGGCGCTGTTCGACCAGCAGCTCGCCGCCGGTGGCGTCGCGCACCTGGCGCACCGTGTCGACGTACTTCTGCACGTGCTCGGCCATGTCGGGGTCGACGATGAAGTCCTGCCCCTCGACGGTGATGACGCGGCCGATGTAGGCCTCGGCGTCGGTGCCGTTCGTCAGGCAGAAGCTGGCGACCTCGTGCGCGGCGGTGCCCTCGCGGGCGTACTCGCTCGACTTGCCGTTGCCGCGCCAGCCGGCGCAGTTCATCCAGCCGCTTGCGCCGCTGGGGCTGAGCATGGCGTGTTTCGTTGCATCACCCACGGTGGGCCCTCCGGTTGCGCAGCACGTTGCGGCGCTTCAGCGCGGCGCGCTTGACACGGGCCGAGCCGTTGCCGCGCCGCTGGCCGCCCGGGCCGTTCGTCTCGGTCGCGCGACGGCTGAAGGTCGGCATCTTCTCGAGGCCGCTGGCCGCGCTGCCGGCGAGCAGGCCCGCGGAGGCCATGAGGAACGCGCCGAGGCGCGTGAGGGTGGTCTGGCGCATGGCGATCAGGCCAGGGCGGCGGTCAGGACGGCCAGCGCCTCGGCGCGGCGGGCCTCGAGCACCTCGGTCGCCTTCGCGACGCCCAGGGTCTTCAGCGTGGCGACGGCGACGTCGCGGCCCTTGGCCTTCACCAGGTCGACGACGGCCTTGTTCAGCGCTTCCTGGCTGACCGGCTCACCGCCCGAAGATGCGGGAGTCGTCGCGGTGGCAGCGGGTGCCGGGGCGGCAGTAGACGGGGCAGGCGCTGCCGGCGCCGGGGCAGACTTTCCCGCGGCCGCGGCGGCATCCTTCGTGACGGTGGCGGCCGGCGCCGGGGCGAGTTGCCCCTTCGTCTTCGCGACGATCGCGGCCAGCAGCTCGAGCGTGGGCGCCGTGATGTACACGCTGGCGCCGGCGTCGAGGTTCAGGGTTGCCTGGTAGTGGTCGGCGGCCTGCTGGCCGATGGCGGGAGCGACTGCGCTCATGATGCGTCCTTTCGGTGGTGCGTGTGGGAGGGAAGAAGGGAAAGGGGCTCAGGCCCAGGGGAGCGCCTTGCCGGCGTCGAAGTGCGCGTTGCGCGCCTTCACGAGAAACGCCAGGGCTTGTGCCCAATCGTCAAAGCACTCGACCCAAGAGGCCGCAGCGTTCGACAGCATGGGAACGCCATGCTTGCCGCACACCTTCAGGCCGGTCTGACGGCAGTAGGTGGTGACTTGCTGCCGTGCGGTCATCTTTGCCATGTTCGTCCCCGGTTCGTTGATCGGATGACGAGACTTTAGCAGACGCTAAAGCATTTTGCAAAGCGCTTTTACTTGCTCGTAAACCCGCGGGCGTGAAAAAGCCCGCTCGTGGCGGGCTTGCTGGGCGCGGCGGGCGTTGTCAGTGCCGCGTCGTCTTCGCCTCGTACGCGCGGCAGATCACCCGCGCTACTTCCTCAGGTGCGATGTTCTTGCCGTGTGCTGCCTCGCACGCAGCGGTCACCACCTGAAGAAACACTTCCTTGTCGAGCGTCGGGCGGCGCGCCGGCCGTTCCGGCTTCAGATCGATACTCTTCGCTGCACGCGCGCCACCTTCGAAACGCACTGCCATTCACCTACCCCCTTCCTGCAGTTACCACCTTAGCAGACTTTAGCATAGGCTAAAGCCCCGCGGAAACAATTTCTACTTGTCGTTCGTCAGCCCATGGTAAGGATTGCGCCGCCGGCTCGGTCACGAAAGACGGGGGCGTTTTAGGCCCTACCTTCGGAGGCTCCGATGTCAACCTATTCGCGAGTCGCCAGCGCCACCAGGCGGGCGATGACGTTACGATCAAGGGGTCGGCCAGCCGCGGCCAGGTCGTAGGCGAGGGTGATGATTTCGCTGCGCGTCCTGGGCGTGAGCGCCGTGTCGCGTGCGCACTCGTCGACGAGCGCGATGACCAGCTGCAGGCGATCGACGTCGATCGCGGACACCGATGGCTCGGCGCCTTCGTGCGGCTGATCCATCCAGCCGGCCGGCAACTTGAGCTTTTCTTCGACCGAGCGCGCGAACTTCTCGCCGATGCGGCGGCGCTTCTCGAGGTCGTCGGTGGTGTGCTGGGAGATTTGCGAGCCGTTGGCGTGTCCCAGCTTTCGGGCCAGCGAGGTCGGGCCCTTGTGCTTCGCGATGAGCTGCCGCAGGTTGAGCAGTCGAAGCTCGTAGACGTCCTTTGTCACCCGTTCCCCATCAGTCGATTCTGATGGGTAGACAGTCTACATTTAGCAAAAAGTAAGACGTTTGATGTAAAGAGGCTTTACGCCCCGAGCTCGACCAGCCGGCGGATGTGCTCGACGTCGACGTGCCCGAGGGCCGAGGCGCGCTCGTAGGCCATGGTCGTGATCTTGGCGACCTTCGCCGCGGCCAGCTTGCCCACGCCTGGGGTGCTGTTGATGGCGCCGATGACGTCGGCCAGCAGCGCGTCGTCGAGCGCGGCGTCGGTCGACGCGGTGCCGTGCTGGCGGTCGAGCCAGTGGCGGGGCAGGGACAGCGCTTCCTCGACATCGCGGGCGAACCGCTCGCCGATGGGGCGCGTCGGATTGGGCCCCGCGGTCTGCGCGAGCTGCGAGCCGTTCTTGTGCCCGAGCGTGCGGGCAAGTGCGGTCGGGCCGCCGTACTGCGCGATGAGCTTGCGCAGGTTGGTGACTCGCAGTGCGTAGATATCTTCCTTTGCCACGGTGTAACCCCTCCGACAGGTAAGTGACCCAACGATTTGCGCGCCGTAGACCCCTCACCGGCAACGCCCCGCACTGCCTTAGCAAATGCAGTAATGGTTTTATTTTTACATAAAACTCTGACGCCGCGCAACTCCCTAGGTTGAGTGGTGTGAGCGCCGCAGGCTTTCGCTACTTGTAAAACGGCGTTAGCAAATGGTAAAGTCGGGCCCCCTTCGAATGGAGACCGGGCCCATGAATACCCTGAAGTTCTGGCTCAAGATGGCCCAGGGCACCGAGCGCGACGAGCTCGCCGAGCTGAGCGGCACCAGCCGCGGCTACCTCTACTTCATCAGCAACCCCGACAAGAGCTATGGGCGGCCCGCGTCGCCGGAGCTCGCCGCGCGGATCGAACTGGCCGCCGAGACGATCCGCAATCGTAGCGCCGAGGCGCGCGGGCGGCTGCCAGCGCTCAGCCGCGTCGACCTTTCCGGCGTGTGCCGCGACTGCAAGTTCGCCCGGCGCTGCCTGGGCGACCGCGTCATCGCGGCGGAGTTCGAGCACCTGGGGCCCGTGGAGGGCGAACAGCAAGTCGCCAACGGCTGACGGGAGGCTCGCGCATGTACGAGCTTCACTGCGGCGACGGCGTCGAGATGCTTCGCGCACTAGGGCCGGCTTCCGTCGACGCGATCGTCACCGACCCGCCGTATTGCAGCGGCTCAGTAAGCGAGGCATCTCGCTCAGCGGCGAAAGGTCAGGGGCTTCGCAGCGAGACGCTGCAGAAACTCGGCTGGTTCGTTGGCGACAACATGGGCACCGCAGGGCTTGTGTTCCTGCTCCGCGCGATGGCCTGGGAGGCTCAGCGTGTGCTGAAGCCCAGTGGGTCGCTGCTTGTCTTCTGCGACTGGCGGATGCTGCCGAACCTCGCACCGGCCATCGAATCGACGGGCTTGCGATATCAGAACCTCATCGTATGGGATAAGGGCGCGATGGGGCTAGGAACGGGGTTCCGAGCGCAGCACGAGCTCGTGCTGCACTTCACCGCCGGCGCCCCCGAGTACCACGACAAGGGAACTGCCAACGCCCTCGGGTCGAAGCGGGTCGGCCGCCATGAGCGGCAGCATCAGACTCAGAAGCCGGTCGAGCTCTTGCAGGCGCTCATTGAGGTCGTGTGCCCGCCGGGCGGCCTTGTCGTCGACCCCTTTGCCGGCAGCGGGAGTACCGGTGTCGCTGCGCTTCGGTGCGGGCGTTCGTTCATCGGCGCGGAGCGTGAAGCGGCGCATGTCGCGACCGCAGAGACGCGCTTGCAAGCCGAAATGGCGTGCGACCTCCTATGAGCGCCGTGACCACCATCAAGCCGAACTTGCTCGCTGTCGCCGCGCCCGAGGTCCTGCGCAACCTGCCGGGCTGGCTCATCTGGCGGTATGAGCACCACGAGGGCGACACGAAGGCGCGCAAGGTGCCGTACTACACGAGCGGGGCCAAGCGGCACGGCGTGCAGGGCCGGCCCGAGGATCGCCAGCAGCTCACCACGTTCGAGGCGGCCCGTGCCGCGGCCGCGCGCCGCGGCTTCGACGGGGTCGGCTTCGCGCCCATGCCCGAGTGGGGCATCACCGCCCTCGACTTCGACAAGTGCGTGACGCCGACCGGGCTGCACCCGGAGGTCGAGCGCATCGTGACGACCACCTACGCCGAGTTCTCGCCGAGCGGGCAGGGCGTGCGCGCCTTCGTGCGCGGCGCGCTGGGCAACCGCAAGGACAACCACCCCGGCCAGCCCTTCGGGTTCGAGACGTTCAGCTCAAAGGGGTTCGTGACCTTCACCGGGAATCGCCTGGACCTGGTCGACCTGCTGGGCACCGAGAACACCGTCGCCGAGGCCGGCTCGGCGGTGCACGCGCTGTGCGCCTCGCGGTTCGGCCGTAGCCTGCCCGATGCGCCGGCCGATGGTCAGGCGTCCGACCCGATCGGGCTGACCGAGCAGCAGCTGCGCGACGCGCTCGACGTGCTGCCGCTGGACCTGCACTATGACGACTGGGTGCGCGTCGGGATGGCGCTGCACTACGAGACCAGCGGCGCGGGCTTCCACCTGTGGGATGAATGGTCCGCGGGCTCGCCCAAGTACAGCGGCACCGAGTACGGCGAGATGAAGTGGGCCAGCTTCGGCCGCAACACCGGCCGGCCGGTCACCGCTCACTGGCTCGTGAACCTCGCCAACGACCACGGCGCGCACATCGACGTGCACAGCGCGACGCTGGCCGATTTCGAGAACCTCGGCGAGCAGCACCCCGATTCCGTTGCGAATCAAGGGGTTGCAGGCGAAAAGGCCGAGCGCGGGCAGCGCTTCGCGGTCATCCCCGATGACCAGTTCATGCAGCGGCCAGCGCCTGAATGGATCGTCAAGGGCGTCGTGCCGCGCGCCGAGCTCATGGTGCTGTTCGGCGAGTCGGGCAGCGGCAAGACGTTCGCCGCGCTGGACATCTTCGCCGCGGTCGCCAGGGGTGTGCCCTGGCGCGGCTGCCGGGTGAAACAGGGCAGGGTGGTGTACGTGGCCGCCGAAGGCGCTGGCGGCTTCCGCAATCGCCTGAAGGCCTACGCCGAGCATCACAAGATCGAACGCACGGGCCTGGGCGTCATCCACGCCGCGCCGAACCTGCTGCTGAAGGACGACGCGCTCGACGTGTCGCGCGCCATCCTGGCCGCCGGCGGCGCCGACGTGGTGGTCGTGGACACGTTCGCGCAGACCACGCCGGGGGCCAACGAGAACGCCGCCGAGGACATGGGCAAGGCCCTGTCCCACTGCAAGGGCATCCACCGTGCCACGGGCGCGCTGGTGGTGCTGGTGCACCACTCGGGCAAGGATGCCAGCAGGGGCGCGCGTGGCTGGTCGGGCATCAAGGCCGCGGCTGACGCCCAGCTCGAGGTCGTGCGCACGCCCGCCGGGCGGCTGCTGCGCGTGGACAAGCAGAAGGACGGTGACGACGGCGGGGCCTGGGGGTTCGAGCTCGAGACCGTGCCCGTGGGCATGGACAGCGACGGCGACGTCATCACGTCGTGCATCGTCAAAGAGGCCCCGATCCCGGTGGCGTCGAGCGCATCGGCGAAGCCGCTGGGGCCTGTCGAGGTCGTGGTGAACGCGGTGCTGCAGGAGATGGCCCAGGCGCAGACCGTCGGCATCGAGGTCGCCGCGGTCATCGTCGAGGCCGCCAAGCGGCTGCCAGCGCCCGAGGACGGCAAGCGCGACACCCGCAAGCAACGCGCGAAGCGGGCGCTCGACCAGCTATGCCATGGCGACGAGTCGCCCTATTGGCTCGACGGGCCTTGCATTTCGATCGTGTGATGAGGGTCCTGTCCATCTGCACCGGCATGGGCCTGATGGATCGGGCCTATCTCGACGCCGGCTATGAGGTCGTAGCGGGCTGCGAAATCGACGCGGACAAGCGGGCCATGTATCGCGAGCTGTGCGGCGGCGAGCCGCTGGTTCATGACCTCGCGGACCTGCCCGACGCCGTGCGCGGCGAGCGGTTCGACGGGATCATCGGCGGCCCTTCGTGCCAGGCGCATAGCAAGCTGCGGGCGATGCGCACGCCCAAGTTCCCGGACCTCACGCCCCTGGTCGTGCGGCTGCTCGAGGCGGTGCCGCACGACTGGTTCAAGTTCGAGAACGTGGTTGGCATCGCGATCGATGGCGCCACACACACGGCTCGACGCTATGCACTTCCACTCGCCGCACCAGTCCCGGCCGCGCTGGTTCACGCACAGCCCCGCCCTGCGCCCGCCGGCGCCGGCGTACCGAGGTGGCGTCAACGAGCTCATGGCCTACCCCGGCGTCTACGGGCGCCTGTACGGCCCGAAGCGAGGCGCGGTGCTGCAGGGGTATCCGGCGGTCGCCGCGATGCCGTTCCCGTGCGTCACGTTGCAGCACGGGCTCGCCGATGCGGTGCCGTACCCCCTTGCCTTGGCGTGGGCCGGGGCCATCAAGTCGCAGATGAGTGCGGAGGGCTTGCTGTGAACGTGCAAGGAATCGCAGACATGAACATGCAAACGTTTGCTGCAACACGCGCAACACGACTGCAACATGCATGTGTGTTGTCGGGCGAAGGTCCGCAAACTGCAACGCAACACACCGCGGGGCTAGTAGCCCGCGTGTTGCGTTGCAGCGGATCGGGTCACGGTGCAGTGAATGAGCAAAAAACCGCAAACTCATTCACCAATGCCTCCCCCCTGGCAGACGCGCAAAAAACTGCAGGCGGCGCATCGTGGTGAAGTTGCGCGTTCACAAGCGCCGCTCATACCGCTCAGGCCCACCCGGCGGCGCCGAGCACCCGCTCGCCAAGCTGACCGATGCCGACGTGGTGCTGATGCGCGGGCTGTACTGGGTCGAGGGCATGAGCGTTCGGCTGATCGCGGTGAAGTTCGAGGTCAGCATCGCGACGGCCTACAACGCGCTGGTGGGCAACACCTGGCCGCACGTGCCCATGCCGCCGGGGCGTTCGGTTATTCGGCATTAGCAGGACGTAAAGTGCCCATGACCATGGACGAATTCGACGACCTCATCGGTGAATCCACCGAGCCCGACGAGCACGTGAAGCGCAAGGTAGCGCTCGAGCTCATCGCCGAGGGTTCGAACCTCAGCGAGACCGCGCGAGCGTTGGGCGTCAACCGCTCGACGCTATGGCGCTGGCGTCGGGATCACCCGGAGTTCGATCGCCAGGTGCGCGAGGCGTTCGTCGCCAGCGTCGAGCTGCTGAAGCGCGAGGCAGAGCGCCGCGCGATGAGCGGCAGCGACAAGCTGCTCATGTTCCTGCTGTGCAACTACGCCCCGGATCAGTTCTCGCAGACCCAGCGCCTCGAGCACACCGTCGACGAGTCGATGGCGAAGCGCATCGCCGACTCGCGCAAGAGGGCCGGCGCATGATGGCGGCCGCAGCGCCCAAGCGCCCCGAGCTCAGCGAGCGGCAGACCGCCGTGCTGCAACTGGCATCCGAGGGTGAGTCGCGCAAGGCCATCGCGCGCCGCCTGGGCGTCGAGCTGAGCACGGTGCACGAGCATTTCGCCCAGGCGCATCGAAAGCTCGGCGTGCGCAGCACCATTCACGCGGTCGCCAAGGCGTTGCGCATGGGCGCCATCACGTGAAGGTCACCGAGCACGACCTGCAGCTCGCTGACGACATGGGCCGCTTCTTCGCGGACCCGCTCGGCTTCGTGCTGTACGCCTACGACTGGGACAACGACCCGGCGCTGCGCGTGGTCAAGCTGCCCGAGCCCTGGTCGCTCATCTACGGCAGCGAGTACGGGCCCGACGTGTGGGCGTGCGAGGTGCTCAGCGACATCGGCGACGCCGTGCGCAAGCATGGGTTCGACGGTGTGCACGCGGTCGAGGCGATCCGCATGGCGATCGCCAGCGGCCACGGCATCGGCAAGTCGGCGCTCGTGGCCTGGCTGGTCGACTGGATCATGTCGACCAGGCCGCACGCGAAGGGCGTGGTAACGGCCAACACCAGCGAGCAGCTGAGCTCAAAGACCTGGGCCGAAATAACCAAGTGGACGAGGCGCTGCATCACCGGCCACTGGTTCGACATCACGACCGGCAAGGGTGCGATGAAGATGGTGCACAAGCAGCACCCCGAGTCGTGGCGCGTCGATGCGCAGACCTGCCGCGAGGAAAACAGCGAATCGTTCGCCGGCCTGCACTCGGCGAGCTCCACGCCGTTCTACATCTTCGACGAGGCCTCGGCCGTGCCCGACGCCATCTGGGAGGTGGCTGAGGGCGGCATGACCGACGGGGAGCCCATGTGGTTCGCCTTCGGCAACCCCACGCGCAACACCGGCCGCTTCGCCGACTGCTTCACGCGCTTCCGGCATCGCTGGTCGGGGCGGCAGATCGACTCGCGCACGGTGCAAATCACGAACAAGGCGCTGCTGCAGGGCTGGGTCGACGACTACGGCGAGAACAGCGACTTCGTCAAGATTCGCGTGCGCGGCATGTTCCCGTCGATGAGCGCGAAGCAGTTCATCAGCGTGGCCGACGTCGACGCGGCGCTCGGCCGCCACCTGGGCGCGCCGCAGTACGAGTGGGCGCCGGTCATCCTGACGTGCGACCCCGCCTGGGAGGGCGACGACGAGCTGGTCATCTCGAAACGCCAGGGGCTGAAGTTCGAGGTCCTGCGCACGCTGCCGAAGAACGACAACGACATCCAGGTCGCCAACATCCTCGCCAACCTCGAGGATGAGCACAAGGCCGACGCCGTGTTCATCGACGCAGGCTACGGCACCGGCATCGTGAGCGCGGGCCGCACGATGGGCCGCGACTGGACGCTGGTATGGTTCAGCGAGGCGCCGTTCGATCCGGGCTACCTGAACAAGCGCGCGGAGATGTGGGGTCTCGCCCGCGACTGGCTGAAGCAGGGCGGCGCCATCCCCGGCGACGACCAGGTGCTGTATCGCGACCTGATCGGGCCCGAGACCGTGCCTCGCATGGACGGCAAGATTCAGCTCGAGTCCAAGGTCGACATGAAGCGCCGCGGCCTGCCATCGCCGAACCGCGCCGACTCGCTGGTGCTGTCGTTCGCCCACCCCGTGACGAATCGCAAGGTGCGCGAGGCCAACGACACGCACGCGAGTCGCCACGCGCCGACGCGCGGCGAGCATGACCCCTACGCCGCCCGTTCGCATATCCGCTCGCCCAACACCCACAATCCCTACGCACGTCGATAGACGAGGGACACCCCTATGTGCTCGCGCCCCAAGTACACCGCTCCGCCCGCCCCGCTTCCTCCCCCGCAAGCTGCCAAGCTGCCCGACAGCGCGGTCGACACGCGACGCGGGCGTGGTCAGGCGCCGCGCGGCGCGATGAGCGCAGTCGGCAGCACTCTGCTCACCGGCCCGGCCGGCGTCGACAACTCGACGCTGAACATCGGCCGCGCCACGCTGCTGGGAGGCTGAACATGCGCCGCGGCGTGACGATGCACGGCGACCTGTTCTCGGCCTGGAAAGACCAGGCCTGGCATGAGGGCTGCATCCGTGCGCGGCGCGATTGCCACGCGCACCTTCTCGGCGACGGGCGAGCGATCTACTGATGGCCGCCAGCGAGACGAGGCGCACTCGGCTGCTGTCGCGGAAGTCCGCGCTGTGGAACGAGATGCAGAAGCGGAAGACCGAATGGTCGGACATCCGCGACTACATCATCCCGCGCGCTGGGCGCTTCGATGAGCTGAACCGCGCGAACGATCGGTCGTCGCGTTACAGCAACGTCTACGACTCCACGGGCATTCGCGGGCTGCGCGTGCTGGGCGCCGGCATGATGGCGGGCACGTGCAGCCCAGCTCGCCCCTGGTTCACGCTCAGCACGCCCGACAGCGGCCTGATGGAGTACGGGCCGGTAAAGGCCTGGGTCAACCGCGTCACCACGCTCATGCGTGAAGTCTTCGCGCGGTCGAACACCTACACCTCCCTGCACACGATGTTCGAGGAAGTGGGCGCCTTCGGCACCGCCCTCGACGTGGTCACGTCCGACTTTCAAGACGTCATTCGCCACTACCCGATGACGGTGGGCGAGTACGCGCTGGCGACGAACGAGCGCGGCGTGGTCGACACGTACATGCGCCAATTGCTCATGACCGTCGAGCAGACCGTCGAGCGCTTCGGCACGGCCAACGTGTCGCAGACGGTGAAGCACCTTTACGACACGGGCAAATACGACAGCCTTGTCCCCGTGCTGCACTACGTCACTCCGCGCAAGGATCGCGACACGACGAAGCGCGACGCGCTGAACATGCGCTTCTCGTCGACCTACTTCGAACCCGGCGGCAGCGATGACAAGCTGCTCGGCGAGGGCGGGTTCCGCGTGTTTCGTGCGATCGCACCGCGATGGGCGATCAGCAGCTCGGCCGACGTCTACGGCGACGGCCCCGGCGTCGAGGCGATCGGCGATGTGAAGCAGCTGCAACACGAGCAGCTTCGCAAGGCCCAGGGCATCGACTACCAGACGATGCCGCCGACGCAGATTCCGACCAGTGCGAAGAACCGAGGTATTGACCTCATGCCGGGCGGGCAAAGCTACGTCGACACGAGCGGCCCGGCCGGCGGCATCCGCACGGCGTTCGAGGTGAACCTCGACCTGTCGGCGCTGCTGGAAGACATCCGCGACGTGCGCGAGCGCATCAACTCGACCTTCTACGTCGACCTGTTCCTGATGCTGGCGAACGACACGCGCAGCAACGTGACAGCGCGCGAGATTGCCGAGCGCCACGAGGAAAAACTGCTCATGCTCGGGCCCACGCTCGAGCGGCTGCACGGCGAGGCGCTGGCCCCGCTGATCGACCTGACGTTCGACGACATCATGGCCGCCGGCCTGGTCGGGCCGCCCCCGCCCGAACTGTCCGAACAGAACCTCAAGGTTGAGTTCGTGAGCACGCTGGCCCAGGCGCAGAAGGCCGTCGGCCTGGGGTCGCTGGACCGCCTGCTGAACACCGTGGGCGCGATCGCCGCCGGCAAGCAAGACCCGAGCGTGTGGGACAAGGTCGACACCGACCAGGTGGTCGACAAGTATGCCGACATGCTGGGCGTGGACCCGTCGATCATCGTGAGCGACGACGACGTGGTCGCGGCGCGCGACGCGCGTGCGCAGCAGCAGGCCGCGATGCAGGCGGCCGCCATGGCTCAGCCTGCGGCGCAGGCCGCCAGCGCGATGAAGGCTGCCAGCGAGACGGACACCGCCGGCATCGCAGACGTCATCCAGATGTTCCAGGGCTACACCACGCCGCGCGGCGCCTAGCCTTTAGCCGTTCGCATATTGCGCTAAAGCGGCTTTACATTCCGCTGCATGCCAGCGGATCGATTCGACCCGACCGACCTCCGATCCCAGCGCCAAGCGGCCGACGAGGCAGCAGAGAAGCGCCGGAACAATCGGGATAGGGAGCTCGACGACATCCGATGGTTGATGAGTGACAAGCGCGGCCGGCGCGTAATGCATCGATTGCTTGCGGCGGGCCACATCTTCCACTCGTCATTCACCGGCAACAGTGAGACGTTCTTCCGCGAAGGCGAGCGCAACCTGGCGCTGCAGTTCTTCAACGACGTGCATGAGGCTGCTGCCGAGCGATATGCCGAGATGCTGAAAGAGCAGAAAGAGCATGACCACCGAAACGCAGGTGACCGGGCCCGCTGACACGACCCCCGCCGCACCGCAAGGCGCTGACCCTGCTGCGACCACGCCGCAGGACACGACGCTACTGACCGACGACAAGGGCACGACGCCCGCCGACACGAAGCCCACGGAGTCGAAGCCGGAGGACAAGCCGGCCGACACGAAGGCCGAGGACAAGCCCATCGAATACGGCGAATTCACGGCACCCGAGGGCATGGAGCTGGATGCCGAGCTGCTGGGCGCCTTCAAGACGCTGGGCGCCGAGCTGAAGCTGCCGCAGGAGCAGGCGCAGAAGGTCCTCGACCTCGGCGTCAAGCTCATGCAGAAGCAGACGCAGGCATTCACCGACATGGTGGACGGCTGGGCCGCGGAGGCGAAAGCCGACAAGGAAATCGGCGGCGACAAGTTCGACGAGAACCTGGGCGCCGCGAAGAAGGCGCTCGACGCCTTCGGCAACGACGCGCTCAAGCAGGCGCTGCGCATGTCGGGCATGGGCAACCACCCCGAGGTGTTGCGGTTCATGCACAAGGTCGGCAAGGCGATCAGCGAGGACGGATTCGTCAAGGGGCAGCCGGGCCGTTCCGCCCAGCCGTTCTACTCGAATTCGAAGCACAACACCTGAACACCGCGTAGAGGACACGCAACATGGCAACGCTTTCCACCATCCACCCGACGCTTCTCGACTTCAAGAACGCGCTCGACCCGAATGACAAGGTCGCGCGCATCATCGAGATGCTGTCGCAGACGAACGAAATCCTCGACGACATGGTCTGGCTCGAGGGCAACCTGCCCACCGGCCACGTGTCGAACGTGCGCACCGGCCTGCCGGCCCCGACCTGGCGCAAGCTCTACGGCGGCGTGCAGCCGACGAAGTCGAGCGTGCGCAAGGTCACCGATTCGTGCGGCATGCTGGAAGCCTACGCCGAGGTCGACAAGAAGCTGGCCGACCTGAACGGCAACACCGAAGCGTTCCGCCTGAGCGAGGACCGCGCGCACCTCGAGGGCATGAACCAGGAGCTCGCCGCCTCGCTGTTCTACGCGAACGAAGCGACGGCGCCCGAGGAAATCACCGGCTTCGGCCCGCGCTTCAATGACCAGTCCGCGCTGAACGGCGAGAACATCCTCACCGACGCGGCGACCCCGGACAGCACCGACAACGCCTCGATCTGGCTGGTGGTGTGGGGCGAGAACACGGTGCACGGCATCTACCCGAAGGGGTCGAAGGCCGGCTTCGACATGCAGGACCTGGGCGAGGTCACCATCGAGAACGTCGACGGCAGCGGCGGCCGCATGCAGGGCTACCGCACCCACTACCAGTGGGACGCCGGCCTGTGTGTGCGCGACTGGCGCTACGTGGTCCGCGTGCAGGTCGATTTCGAGAACCTGACGAAGGACGCGGCCACCGGCCCGGACCTGACCGACCTGCTGGTGCAGGCGCTCGAGCTGCCGCCCTCGCTGTCGATGGGCAAGCCGGCGTTCTACATGAACCGGACCATGCGCACCTGGCTGCGCCGCCAGATGATCAACAAGACCAAGAACTCGTCGCTCACGCTCGAGACGATGGCCGGCAAGAAGGTGCTCGCATTCGACGGTGTGCCCATCCGCCGCGTCGACGCACTGACCGCCACCGAGGCCGGCATCTGAGCCACGGCCTGAACACGACGAAAGGAACAGGACCATGATCCTCGACGAACGAACCGAGTTCTGCGACGCGACCGCAGCGAACACCGGGGCCGCCGGCAGCTACCTGCTCGGCGATGTGCTCGACACGGGCCTCGCCAGCGGCCCGAACGACCTGGGCGCGGAAGATTCGCTGTATCTCGTCATCCAGGTCGACACGGCATTCACCTCGGGCGGCGCTGGCACCTACCAGTTCAGCCTCGTGAGCGACGCTGCGGCGGCCATCGCGACGGACGGCTCGGCCAGCGTGCACTACGCCTCGGCCGCCATCGCGGTCGCGACGCTGGTGGCGGGCTACCTGATCGCCGCGGTGAAGCTGCCGCGCGGCACGTACGAGCGCTATGTCGGCATCCTGCAGACCACGGCCGTCGCGGCGGCCACGGCCGGCAAGATCAACGCCTTCCTCACGAACGACGTGGGCAAGTGGGCCCCGTACGCCGACGCATCGAACTGATTCGGCTGAGCTGAAGGGACACCATGAAGATGATCGCGATCCGCGCCGGCTTCTACGCCGGCGAGCGCATCCGCCGCGGCACCGAGTTCGAGTTCAACGAGAACGAGACCCGCGAGTGCGTCGTGCGCAACGAGAAGGGCGTCAAGACGGGCACCGAGCGCCGCAAGGTGAAGCCGCCCGCCTGGGCGATGCCGGCCAACGACCCGGCCGCGGCCAAGCGCGCCCTGGCGAAGTCGGCCGAGCCCACCAACGGCGACACGAAGCCGCAGAAGGCGCAGAGCGTGGCGCGGCAGAAGAACGCCGAAGCGAGCGAGGCCAGCGGCCTCGTCTGACGCACGCCTGGCAGTAGCTGAAACGCAGGGGCCTCGCGCCCCTGCTTTCGTAGAGGGAAGTTGCATGAGCGAGAAGACGAAACCCGCGACGCGCTGGGCGGCGATCACGCCGAGCGACACGGTGAACCTGCCGACGCCGCCTCGCAGCATCTACGTCACTGGCGCCGGTGAAATCGCCCTGGTCGGCGACGACGACCACGTCGAGGTGTTCCCGGTCGACGCGAAGCACATCTATCCGTTCTCGCCCAAGCGCGTGAACTTCACGGACACCAGCGCCACAGGGCTGATGGCCTTGTACTGACGGAGCCTCGCGAATGGCGACCTACAACAAGTTCCAGGATTACGTCGAGCAGGTCAACAAGGCCAAGCACGATTGGTCGGCGCACACCTTCAAGTGGCTGCTCACGAACACCGCGCCGGTGGCGACGAACACGGTGAAGGCCGACCTCACCGAGATTGCGGCCGGCAACGGCTACACCGCCGGCGGCGCGACGGCCGACACCGTCACGCTGAGCGAGACGAGCGGCACCGCGAAGGTGACCATCGCCGACGAGGTCATCACCGCCGCGGGCGGAACGATCGGCCCCTTCCGTTACCCGGTCCTCTACAACGACACGCAGACGTCGCCGGCCGACCCGCTGGTCGCGTACTGGGACTACGGCTCGAATGTCACGCTGGCCGACGGCGAGACCTTCACGCTGGACTGCGACGCCACAAACGGCGTGTGGCAGCACTCCTGACCCGGAGCACACCATGAGCATCGCCGAAATGAAGCTGCGCTACGAGCGCCTGTGCGCGAAGCGCGACCTCGTGAACCGCAACAACGAGCCGCTCGAGGCCGACCTCGCGCGGATCAACGCCCAGGTGTGCGAGCTGCAGGCGCAGGCCCATGCGATCGCGGCCAAGATCGACGACAACCGCGGCCGCGAGAAGTGGGTCGACCTGAAAAAGGAAATCGCGTTCTTGGCCCGCGCGATGGCGCCGGGGCGGTGATGTGGGGCGAGGCCTGCGCATCGGGCACAGCGTTGAGGCGCTGAGCGGCCTTCTATTTCCGAGCAACGCTGCCACCGAGGCGGAAGGGACCGTAGCCTTCCACTTCACCGGCGCGGCGTTGCTGCCGGCGTTCCCCGCGACGTACATCTGGCGGGCCCGGCACGACTACCAGGCCAGCTACTACACGACGTTCTTCT